GAACGAACAACAGTATCATCAACCGCAAATGCAATAGCAGGATTAGAATTGAATGTAGTCGTTGTAGTGGTTATACCGGGGTTAACAGAGGTATTGCCAATAAAGCCAATCGTTGAACTATTAGCAGTAACGGTTGTTTTTACATTCAAATTATCTGCGAACCTGATATTTCCTGCTGAAAAAGCCGAAGTTGTTGCTGCAATAACACGACCATTAGCAGCAACGGTAATAACAGGTATTTCGCTTGAACTACCATAAGCACCGGCAGATAGACCAGGAACAGCATTTAAAGAAGCATTTAATGTAACATTACTGAGGCCGTTAAAACCTACAGCAGAAGCGGTAATGTCACTACCAGAAATAGCGAAATCTCTTGAATTTTGTAGTTGAAGAGCAGAATTTGCAGTACCTTGAATGGTACCAATAATGTTTGCGCTGATGTAATTGAAAGAGGCATTACCTGTGGCATCACGTCTTACTAATTTATTCGCTGTAGCGCTGTCTGTGGCTTCATCAATCTGTGAAGTGTAGTATTGACCGCCTACGTTAACGACTCCAGTTCCAGCAGGAGAACCAATGAATATTGTATTAGAAGCATACGAATATGCTAATTCACCGGCTTGAAGTGAACTAGGAACTCCATTACCAGATACTCCGGCTCGTTTAATTAGAATGTTTGTATTTGCCATTTCTTCCTCTTTTTTTTATATTTATTCGTTAATCGCAACCTAATACTATTTATTAAAAAATCAACCTTATTTATTAAAAACTACCACCATCAAGTGTGTTGGCCGCAAAATTTGCTCCAGCAATACTTATTATTTGACTATTTGACGTTCCAATAAAAAGTGTATTGGAAAGAAAAGAATATGCTAACTCTCCATCATCTAAAGAGGACGGTCTAGTGTTTGCATATGAACGAAGAATTTGTATTGTTGTATTGGCCATTAAAAGAATCCTGCATCTAAATCTGAAACATCACCTGCTGCTTTTGTAATAAAACTATTTGTATTTGCTTGATAAGCAATAACATCTCCATCTTGAGCATTAACTAAAGAAAGGTCTGTAGAACCTTTTAAAGACCGTATACCATAATTTAACTGGCGAACAGTTTGGTTTTGTTGTTTGTTCACTTGAACATTAACTGTTCCTATTACTTGTCCTGGCATGATGGTTCCCTAAAACTTAGTGACTTGAGGAATAACATTCACAACACCTTCTAATACCCGTGTCACAGTATTGGCGGTATCTTTAATTGCCACATCATACACATATCGACCAGCTGCAATATTGGCTGTAACTGGTGCTCCTAAAGACAATAGAATAATTCCTGTATTAGGAGAATTAATAGTAGTGGTAAATTCAGCGGTTGTGTTGGCTGAATAATATGACTTACGAATCTGACTTTTGGCAGTAACACCAGTCAAATCAAAAGGAACTCCATCAATATCATCTAATGTAATATTGGTGGTAAAAGTAGTTCCTTGTTCTAGAAATAATTCTTGATATGCGGCCGCCATCTTATATCCTGTATATAATCTTTCTTAGGTATTTATGTAACTTTCCACCTGAGCTCAAAAGTAAAATCACATTTATAACATATTGAAACCGCAGAAAAAAATTTTAGGCCGAACCACTAAAAATTGAAATTTTTACTTCTTCTTTAATTCTTCAACTTCAGCTTTTAATTCTTTGATGGCCTCAATTAACAATGGTATCATTCTTTCATATCGAACTGTCATATATTGTGGGTCGATAGGTGCAGGTGCCACAACCTCTGGCAGAACTGCATTAACCTCTTGTGCCGATACACCAACTTCACGAGTGACTTTATATCCTAATGCTTGTGCTGTTTCATTGGCTTCATGATAGAAACCATTCAGATTCATAACCTTAGCCAAAGCATTCTCAATGTTACCTAAACGAGTCTTTAATCTGTCATCTGAGTAGTAAGCAGTAATGTTATTTGTGGCAAGAATCTCACCAGTCGTACCTGATGCAGAAGTACCTACACCAAATGAACCGAATTGAACAGAAGAACCTGTTGCGATATTTTGTGGTAATGATAGTGTTGGTGTTGTAGTACCTGTTACTGTAATTTGACTTGCTGTACCTGTAATTGAGGTAACCGGTGCAGTACCAGAACTCAGAGCAGTTACACGACCATAAGCATCAATTGTTACTGCTGAATTGGTTGCTGATGTGGCTCCTGGTCCTGCCGTGGCCAAATCAATGACTGGTGTTAAAAAGTTGGGCCCACCTGATGTGATACGACCCGAAGTACCTGATACAGAAATTATACGATTGTTAGCAGCAGCAAATGCACCAGCAGCTAAACCATTGGCACCATTGGCGGTAGTAAATGCACTAGCAGCAAAAGAATTAACCTGTGTAATTGTAGTGTTTTGATTACTATTAATAGTTTCAATAGAACCTAATCGTGTATTTTGAGTGGCATCAACACTTTCAATAATAGACATACGAGTATTCTGTGCAACGTCTACTGTTTCAATAGAACCTAATCGTGTATTTTGAGTGGCATCAACACTTTCAATAATAGAAATGCTGGTGTTTTGGTTTGTATTGATGGTCTCAATACTTTGAATACGAGTGTTCTGCGTATTATCTACGTTTTGTAAGTAATTAACAGCCAAAGACGTGGCTACATTTGATGAACTTGCAAGATTTGTTGAGTTACTTAAATATTCATCACTCAACACACGATAAAATAAACCATTGTTGACATCATTTATTTCAAAGTAATCGTCTATTTCATTCCAACGAATTGATGCATTGGCACCAGAACTGCCACGATTAACTGAGAAGGTGCTATTTAAACCAACAGAACTATTTGCATTGATGGTGAAACTATTAGTATTATATACTGTTGTACCCACAATAATAAAATTACCACCTACAGCCAGCTGGCCAGCAATTGAAGTTGCGCCTGCAATAGTAGCATCGCCATCAAGAACTAATGTTGAACTTCTAATAGAAGTGTTTGAGATAAGTGAATTGGTAATTAATGCACCAACAATGTTTGCTCGAGCACCAGAGATTGCACCATTAGATTGTAGTGTGTTTACAAAAGCATTACCTGAAGCATTAAGTGTGGTTGCTCGAATTATATTATTTGATGAAATATCATTCGCAAAAACATTACCAGCAGCATTAAATGTGTTTGCTCTGATTAATGTATTGGCTGTTATTCCATTAGTAATAAGACTACCACGCAATAAAGTATTATTTGCTACTTCTAGTGCATTATCAGCACCATTAATAAACACATTCGATACGGCTGATATATCTCCACCCACAGATAGCGTACCCGAAACAATTCCAGAACCTAATAATGCTGCAGCCGTTACAGATAAACCTGTACCAGTTCCGTCTAAAAACAATGTACCAGTATCTTTCGTATAATTGTTTGCGGCTAAATCGTTTAACTCAACCGCTTGGCGATTTTGTTGTGTGAGTAAATCACCAAATGTATTGGTGAAACTAAGAATTGGTATTGTATTGGCCATTATTGATTTCCTGACAATTTAAGTAAAAGTTCTTTGATAATTTTAACATCGTCTTTTACTTCATTGATTTCATTTTTAATATTATTTATTTCTTGTTTTTGACTGTTTAATAACTTAGACTTAAACTTGTATTCTTCAAGACCAGAAATATCGGTATTAATAAGAGCCATTGTTTTTGTGTCCCTTACAAAAGTTGTGCCTTCTACTTTTACGATAGTCATATTATATCAACGCCGATGGTAGAGCAATTGCACGAATATCGGTCAAGAATGGCACAGATGTTTTATCGGATGTTGCCAGAACAACCTTGATTGCAAATTGACTGAAGTTATTATATGTTTGACCAGTTACATTACTAATATACTCCACATAGTTTTGTGCCACACTATCAGCTCCTGGTGCAGCCACAAACTCATAGGTACTATCTCGTGTTTGAGAATATAATGAATCAGTATTGTTAATCAATGTCATTAACTGCCAGTTACCTGAATCAAACGTCTGTGTATCACTTCTTGATAGTATCTTATAGTAAACATAAATGTTTGTATTAACTGGACGATAAGCGGTGAAGTATACACGCAAATCACCTGAATCAAATCCTTGGTCTAGAATAACCTTTTTGGTAATGTATCGTGCAATTCCGTTACCACCTGAAGATGATGTTTCACCACCAACAGTGATTGTTGCACCAGTACCAGGTGATGAGTTAGCATCAACAACTGTAATAGTTGGTGTTGTTGCATAACCAGAACCTCCATTGGTGATGTAGATGTTTCTAATTACACCACCATCTACATTGGCCGTAGCAGCTGCACTAGAACCATATCCATTGGCAGATGTAATCGTTACAGATGTTGTGTTCACATTGTAACCAGAACCACCATTAGCAATTGTAATCATACTATTTGATAATTCTAGGTTGTTAATGTTCCAGCCAATTGTGTAGACTCCCAAGCCATCATCTGAAATCATAGGTGATACGGCATTATCAACAGTAGACATGACTGCATATAAAGAAAATGATGTATTGGAGTTGGCAACAAGTACACGCTCACCAAGGCCATCATTCAAATAAATGTCATCATACATTGGTGTACCAAATTTACCAGGATTAACTCCTTCTGTTGGTGCAGCCGTCTTAGTTGAGTTTAATGTGGCACCATATGAGTAACTAAGCGTGGTACTACCTGGTACAAAATCAGACGTAGAAATATTAAATGCATCAACCACAACATTCGTATTAGCTGCTGATGAAATATTTGTGTTGATTGTATTTGGACTGAGGTAGTATGAGATGTCTTGTTCAGTTAGTTTACGATATGGTAAACGATTTGGTACAACAAACTGCAGTGTTGGCTGAGTACCGACTGAAAACACACAACGGTCAATCGTGAACATCATGGATTCGTTTTGGTCCGCAGTCCATGTTTGTGAGTTCTGAGATACAAACAAAGAACCAACATAAGGTGCAGAATTAATCTTTGTGATTGTTGCTGGTGTTGGGTCAGTTGGTAGATTTTTAACAGAAGATGCTAATGCTGTATCTCCATTTTCTGCCGTGTAAATGGTGTATTCATTTGATGAAGGACATCTAACAATCAACGAATATAGTTTGTTTGATTCCAAATATACAGGTGCTGGGAATTTAAACACAGTATATGTGGTAGGATCCAAATAATGTGGACTATTGGATACATTAATATTTTCTGCTGTCAATGTCACCTGTGAGTTGTCTAGTGTTTCACCATTTGGATAACCATTGAGTGTGCCTACGATAGACAAATTAACTGGTGCATACTGACTTGCTTTGGTCTTAAAGAACAATTTAACAGAGTCAACAAAACATCCATTTGGATAATTTTCTTTGTTGATAATAAATGTTTGTGCTACAGGATCCCATACAGTTGCATAGGTATAAGAAGTTACATTTGTTCTCTCACTTGTTTGTGTGAAAGTATTTTTAGCGGAATCAATTGACGAAGCATAGTTAACACCTTGTTTGGTCTGTTGTAGACCGGAAGCATAGAATGTTGCCTCTGCAAATGTCTGAGCTGATTCAATGTTACCACCTATTGAATTATCAATTCTAAATGTTCTTTGACCTGTATGAAATATACTACCAGGCACTGCAAAGATACCTGAAATCATACCGGCTTCGTTAGTTTTCATAGTGCCGATGGAGTAGATATCACCATTTGCTGTTGTGATTGCAGAACTCAAATTAACTAACTTAGTTGTACCATTGTATGCAGAGATGGTTGCTGACTGTCCAATGCCTGTACCATTAATAATATAGATTGTATTACCATTGTAGAAATTATTGGTTGAAGAAGCAGTTGCACCTAATGTGATTGATGTTGTTGTGTTGGCATTAACAACTTGGCCGGAATTATGTGTAAATGATAGAATTGTTCCACTTGCAGTTGTTGTTTGATACTGGCCACCAGCATTAAACTGTGCATTTTGAATTGTTGCAGCAGCAGTAAATGTTTGACCAACAATATCACCAACAACATACAACCGCCATTTTGTGGCATCATCTGTATAGTGATAGTATGAAACAACTTTAGCTGCCGGTGTGAAATTTCCACCAGCAAAATAACCAAGAATGTCACCATCTTCAAATGATCCAGTAACACCGGTTAATTCTAATACGTTTGGTTTACGAATGTATTTGTTAACAGAATCATTATCAAAATAAGCATTGACATCAGTGTTGACAGTTAAACCATAGGTGTTGAAGAACAAGAACTGTGAACGAATATATGGTAGAATACTTACGTCAGTAATAAATCCACCAGTTTCAACATAACTTGAATTTAATTTATCATAGTTACCTAAAACTGTTTTTTGTTGTTCTGTGGTATATGTTGTAACTTGGTTAACACGCCAGTTACGACCAGCTGCAATCACATTGTCAGTTGATGTGGCTACAGTAGTTTTCCAATCACCCACTTGTAACACATTGACTTGGTCACTAGCACGATATACTTGAAGATTTGGATCAACAATTAATAAATCGGGAGACCTTTCAGTATCAACCCAATTGTCCATTGGAGGACTCAATGTTAATGTACCAGAGTTTAATGATACTGAAAATGGATTTAAATTGACCACACGGGAAGCAATTCGTTGTGTTACCACATTTGCTGTTGTGTATGGTAATGTGAAGAAGTTTGATGACCCACTTTGAGAAATTTTATATCCAAGATTGTTTGCACTTGTAGAATCTAATTGACCCATGTTATAGACCAATGACAATGACTGTAATGGAAAATTCTGAACATTTTGTGATGCTGTCATTTGTTTTGTTCTACGATTAACTGTTACCAAGTAATCAGTAACAGCTGTGTCTGATGCAGCATAACTTGAGAAGTCATCAACTAAAATACCATTTTTAAATCGATTTAGGCCATTGCCATCAGGAATCTGAAGCGATGATGCACCTTTTTCTAATAGATTAAGAGCTGTGTAGTATTCAATATTGTTTACTCGATTCTCTAGACTAGAAATGTCACGCATCAACCAACGTTTATGTTTAACTCGTTCAATAGATAAACTCGGCAATACACCCACTTCTTCACCAGGAATATATGCAGTGTATGGGTCATGATAAAGGTTTGCAATAACCAAAGAACCATCAGGTTCAATTGGTGAAATTGGATTTACTGAAGGTGTGCCTTGCACAATTTCAAATGAACGGTCTTTACTTAATACTAATTTATCAAAACGACCAAGATAGAAACCATAATCAGATTCATATTCGGTCAAGTCAACTGGAATATATGCACCAGCAGCACCTGAACCTGAACTGGATGTTCGAATTGTAAACGAACTCTGTGCATTAATAAGTGATGGTCTAAAATCCAATGAATCTCTTAACTGATAGAAGTTACCACTGGATGCCATGTAAGATGGAATTTCAGCATAATTTTCTGGTGCAGAAGAAACTGGTGACAAGTAAGACATGACAGAATAATAACCATCACCACCAGTTGTTTCATAATAGTCTAATATGACTAACAGGTTACCTTCAATCGGTTGTTGGCCAATACCCAATGTGATTGTGGCAAAATCATAGTATGAATCTCGTTGACCATTATCAAATGTAAATCGACTAGTCACATCATAAATTGAATTAGTCAACATGGCATCCGTTGCAGCGGTGCCAGGAGATTTTGTGTCAATAATTTTAACGATTCGTTTTACATCGGTAATATACAATTTTTGTGGTTGACCTGGTGTTACAACACCAGCATTGGCAATATAAACTTGACCTTCTGTTAAGTCAACATTAGTATATGTTGCAACTGTTGTGCCTGTAAGATTTACACCAGAAGTATTGCCTTCAACTAAATTTTTGGCTTTCAATACAAATGATGTATCGTTACCGTTGCTGACAAAAGCCTTCGCAATAATGGTGGCAGTGAAAGCACCCAAATCGGATGTTGGTGTTGTAAATGTAGCAGTACCACCAGAACCAGTAATAGAACAGGTTCTACTACCGATACCCCATGGTAATGTTTGACCTACAGTTAAACCACTTGAAAGAGGATTGGTTACAATAATTTGAAAGTTTTGTGCAATGGCATCTTGTGATAAAGAACCTGTTCCAAGGAAACGAATTGTTGCAGCCGGTGCAGAACCAAATGTCAATGCAGCCGTAATGTTACCGCCAGATACGGTGAAAGAAACGTTTCGGAATACTTGTGTAGTTGTATATGATGAATTGTTTGCATATGAAACGAATGGGTTACCAATTGTAAACAGTAATTCTGGTGCATTTGGATTTTGTAACACAACATCACCTTCTGCAACATTGTTTACTTTGTTTAAATTATCAATCGTTGCATTGGCAGTAACAACATATGAAGCACCTGCGGTAGATTTAATTATTGTTTCTAAATCAGTTGTATCAAATCGTAGTGTGAATACTGAGTTGTTAGCTAATGCAACTGTAAATGGCCTATCAACATAGGCAAACTTAGCAGCTGCATCATATGTTGTAATTGTTCTAAAATCTCCAGCAGAAGTGCCTGTATCAATACTGACTGTTACTCCAGTATAAGCATTTGCCACATTTGAAAACTGATTGGTACTAGGTAGTCTTATGTAACTATTGTTTGCATTGATTGGTGCAATTTGTGAAACGTTGGCTGATAGTGTTTGATTTTGAATATTGTAAACAAAAGCTTTATACACATATGCAGCACCGTTGGATGTATTTGATGTGCTGGAGTAAATTAGATTACGAATATAACCTGTTGCAGCCTTAGTGGAGTTGTAAGAATTTTCATTGGTTAATACAATATTATCTTTGCTTACAGTATGAAAATCAATTTGTGGTGAAGTTGTTACATCAAAAACACCATTGGCGGAATTAACATAAAAATAATTACCATAATCCACAAATGCTGGATTGTTTGTGACTGTTGTTTCAGTTCTAGCACGGTCATTGGTTAAAACCACATCAGATGAATTTTCTAAACGATAACCACGAACATAGGCAATACCTTTTGAAATACCTATGTCATATTTTGCTGAATTGATTGTGTTGGCTTTAGGTGTCAATGTATAATCATTAACAATAAAATCACCATTGGTATCATTGGTACGCTTGGCAAAGTAATCATCAATCACCGAGTAAACGGTGCTGTCTACTTGTTTAACAATAGAGCCATCTACTAAACGAACCAGTTCAATAAAGTTGTCATCATCACCAAGACCAAGAGTTCGTGTTTGTAAGTCTAAAGAAATTTTATATCGGTCAGCACCTGGTGCCTGATAGTTTGTGGCATTAAATGCTGGATCCAATAATGAAGAATCATCAACAGAATCCACAATAGATTCAGATGCATTTAAACCTACACGCAATGATGGAATCGAACTATATTTGGAAAGAATAATGGTTTGCTCACTAGCAACCACAAAGTTACCATCAACATAAAAGATACCTTGTGAGATAGATGCAACAGAAGAAAGGCCTGTGGCTGGATTGCCTGTTGAAGCGGTAATTAATGTACCGGTTAAATTTGAACCGTTTAGAAATACGGTGTCACCCGAAACAAATTTATTACCCGAAATATAACTTACAACGAGAGTGGGTGGATCACCTACACCACCTGCAGTTGTTGTTGATTCTACTGTTACAACAACTTTAGCTATAATTGAACCATCAGCCGACCGTATAACACCATTATCAAAGCTTTCAGCTAAAATGGTGGCACCAGAATTATCCGTTGAATTAAGTTTTAAATAATAAACATTTTGATTGACAGTAACTTTACCACCAGAAATTGGTGTGTTCTGTGCAAAAATTGCATCAGCAAAACTAGTAATTTGATTTTGAAGAATTGTTTGTGATTGTGTTAATTCACGAGCTTGAACAGCAAATCCTGGTTTAAAAAGAATACGGTGAAAATTCTTTTGTGGATCAAAGTCATCATAATACGGGTCTACATTAAAATTAAGTGCCATTTTTTCTTTCCATTAAAAGCTTAACACAATACGGAATTGTTCTGTACCATCAGGACTCCTTGCAATACTTTCTCTATTCTCTATGTAGGCCATGTATCCAGAGTATATAATAAAGTCTGTATTTTCTATTGTTAAAAGAGTCCGCACTGCAGTACCAACTGTACCACTTGCATCTTGAATTAACGCTTGATTGACCACTGGTGTTCCAGTTATATTTATGGCCTTTACTATATTATTTAATGAATCAAAGCTCACAACTTTAGCAGAAAAAGTTGCAGTTGCCAGACTGGCACCTTGATAGACTGTTTGTCCTGTGTTGTAGTTTCCTGTACCAGGAGAAACAAAGAGTTTGGTGGTTACATCATAGATTGCACCATTTGCAATCATCATAGGTTCTTCAGCCACAGACTCTTGTGAAACCGGATCAATCAATAGACCAATTTGCCGATAGGCCATGTCTGTAGGTATCAGTCCATTTTCACTCTCAACAAACTCTGGTGCCACCATTATATGGTTACATCCTAATTCAGAAATAGGATCAAAACCATGTCCACCAACAGGAGAGGCTGGTGCTTCAGCAATTGCGACCACATTTGGTGTTGAAAAACCAGGTAAAATATTAATCACGGCTTCTGCATAGGTATAACCTGTACCTGTGTTAGCCATTGTAACATCATACAAATAACCGGCAGCGTTGATAACTGGTGTGCCGTTTGCAAACTGGCCATCACCACTGATTGTAATTGTTGCACCACCGGAAGTATAACCTCGACCAACAGTTGTAATATTAACCACATCAATTGAACCTTCGGCTGCAAAAGTTGCAACAGGATTTGGTGCCATTCCAATCGGAACAGGCATCCAGTTAGCGTCAAAGAACCTTTGTTTAAGACCAGCATCCAACGAATACATAAACTTCCATTTATATCCGTCAGCTGTCTTAACTAAAAATGAGTTATCAAAAGTACCTGGTAAAAACTGTGGTTCTACTGTAGATTGACTGCCATTATTATTCGATAAACATTTAAATATTTGGTCAAATCGATTACGAACATAGAATCGGCTAATAACTATATTATCTGAATCTACAGCTAACATATTCTCCGTATCTTGATAATAATCATAGACTGTACCTGAATCCCAATCAATACGAGGAATTACAGGAGAAATATCGGATGATGTAATTAATTTGGCTGCAATGATATCTTTAAAAATATCTTTGATTGACCTTTGGTCTTGTGTTGGAACAGGAGGGTTACTCTCATCAGGCCAAGGAGTTACACGACCAATAAAAGCATATAATGTAGTTTCGTGTACCTGTGATGGAGAATAATAGTATTGTAATACTTCATATACCTTGCTATCAGGTAATAATTGTGCTGATGTATTTGCTATTGTCGCCATATTCTATTCTCTATTAAGCATGTTGAACTGTTACAAAAGTATTTGCATTGTTATCACCAATACTAAAGTATTTTAGGTACGCAGAACTGGTTGCAGGTAATATAATTGTTGTTGTGTTGGTGGTTGAGTTTAACGCTGAACATCCGTGAGTAATTGTTCTTGAACTACCACCGGTGTTGGTTAACCAAACTTCAACCACTTTACCATAAACGTAATTTGAAAATGAAATTGTTAAGTCAGCTATAAGTTCAGCTTTAATCAGCGTTGATGTTGAGAAATCAACTGTAATGGCTGTTTGGTTACCAGGTAAAATATCACTTGCAATCAGGTTTTCACTTACTGATTCGATGACATATGTGTTGGCTAAATCTGAATCAATTGTAAAATACTTTAAATGTTTTACACTATACGGTGCAACTTTGATTGTTGTACCTTTGGTTGTAGAGTTGTTTGCAGAAACACCGTGAGTAATTGTGCGAGTATTTACTGAGTCATTGTATACAAACAAATCAATGAACTTACCAAGAACAATATTACTATGTGATACAACTAAATTACTGGTGATATTTGTTTTAACAATATTGGCTTGTTGATAGTTAAGTGTAATGGCGGTTTGTGGTGAAGCATATGTGGTTGGTATTGACATCACATTGGCTACAAAACTTGCTCCATTAGCAAATACAAAACCATCAACAGTTAATGAACCAGGAATATAAACACTATTGTTTACGGTGATTGAAAATGTATTGGCCAAAGCATTATTGGCTTTAGTGAAAGCAGCCCATGCATGATTGTTGGCTGTTGTGATGTTGGTGTTTTGAGTTGCATCAACACCTTGTATAATAGAAATAACAGAGTTCTGTGCTAGGTCTACACCTTGTATGCCACCAATTTGAGTATTCTGTGTAGCATCAACACCTTGTATAATAGAAATAGCTGAGTTCTGTGCTAGGTCTACACCTTGTATGCCACCAATTTGAGTATTCTGTGTAGCATCAACACCTTGTATAATACTAATTGTAGTATTGGTCGTATCAGTCACACCTTGAAAATATGATTGATTTGCTGAGATCCAAGAATTTTGTGTAAGGTTCACACCTTGTATAATTGAAATCAACGAGTTCTGTGTGAGGTCAACTCCTTGAATGATACTGATAGCCGAGTTCTGTGTAAGGTCGACACCTTGTATACCACCAATTTCAGTATTCTGTGTAGCATCAACACCTTGAATGATACTGATAGCCGAGTTCTGTGTAAGGTCGACACCTTGTATAATAGAAATAACAGAGTTCTGTGCTAGGTCTACACCTTGTATACCACCAATTTGAGTATTCTGAGTTGCATCCACACCTTGTATAATAGAAATAGCGGAGTTCTGTGCTAGGTCTACACCTTGTATAATTGAAATCAAAGAGTTCTGTGTAAGGTCTACACCTTGTATAATAGAAATGGCCGTATTTTGATCCACATTAACGGTCTCGATAGAATTCAGACGAACATTCTGTGTAAGATCGGTACCTTGTATAATACTAATTGCAGTATTCTGGTCAGTATTGATTGTTTCGATACTGTTCAATCTGGTATTTTGTGTTGTATCAACACCTTCAATGATAGACATACGAGTATTTTGAGCAACATCAACACCTTGAATAATAGAGATACTGGTATTCTGACTGGTGTTTATAGTTTCAATACTATTTAATCTGGTGTTTTGAGTGGCATCCACACCTTGAATAATGATAGTGTTTGCTTGAACATCTGTGAAAATAGTATTTGCCAATACTCCTGTAATTAGCGAAGTTGCTAAAAACTGTGAAGTTGTATTGGTGGTCTTATCCACCACCACAAATACTGTGTTGGCGTTGTTAGCTGATAATTGTGATAAGACTGGTAATTCTGATATCTTGACTGACGGCATTTCTTACCCCGCTAATATTGTGATGCCTGTTTCTGTTATTAAAATATAACCATTTTCTGTTAATAATTCTGGATATTGAAATTGTCCTATCACATCATAGACCAAACAAGTTTCCGTATTTGCAGATTTGTCAACTGTAATGAGTGCGTTATCTACTGGTCCAAATGAGTTATTGGCAAGGTATAAATTACCATTTGCAAATACCTGTGTAACGGTATAATAAGAACCGCCATTTAATGAAACTCTATCTCCAGCAAAAATAATGTTGTTGGCTCGTGTTTTGTTGGTAAAATTACCATCAAATTGACCAGTAACCGATTGTATATTTATCACATTCGAGGAGGCGTTTGCTGATCCGATGGCAACATTTGCAAAGACTACAAAGACATTATCCTGCATCGTTACCTGATTATTGGCCCAATCTACATTTGTAATTGTTGAATAGGCTCTTAGGTTATTTGTGGCAGTATATTCAATGAAGTCATTTGCAAAGACGGTGTTACCAATATTGGCGGAGATTGTGTTGACGAACCGAATAATATTGGTACTGATTTGACCAGCTTGAGTGTTGGCTTCAATTCGGGCCAGAGCAGAGGCACCAGCAAAGGTGTCCATATCATAACCTTCTTGGAATGAAGTTTCAGTATTCATTGAGAAACCATTGGAACTCAACAACAAGTTTCGTCCTCTTAAATTCATACCAGAAGGGTGTAATAAGTTCAAAACTAAATCTTTGTATGTTTTGAGTGCTTTCTCAACTGATAAAACATAGGTGAAATTATTATAATCAAGACTTTCAAGTACCAATCCTAAAGAAGAAAGGTGGCCATCATCATTCAGATAGGTACCAGCACCTATAATCAAACCATCTAAAAATGATGCATTAGCTCTTGCATTACCATCACCATATCGAATAATACTTGTTGGATTACCAGTAATTTTATCGGTGTAGACATTCTGTGGTTCTAAAATCAATAAAGAACTTACATTAGCAATATCATGGTCAATTTTAATTGAAAGCGTAGCATCATAGTTTCCTATGTAATCATATGTTCTTAATTGATATATGTCGGCTGCCGTATTTGCTGGAGATGCAGTTGAAATTTTAACTATAGAAGCTACGTTAGCTTTATAAGTGGCCACATTAAGTGATGCACCTTGATAGATAATATCTTCTGCCGTAGGAAAATCTAATGGTGAAACGTTACTTACTGCAACATCAGCTACTTTCAGATAAACATTTGGTGTTGAAACATAATCTTCACCAGGATTAATAATGTTAATGGTTGTGACCGAACCAGTTCTATCGGTTGTAGGTGTTAAGATTGCATCGGCACCCATAATTCCTGTAACAACAAGTGATGCATTAGAACCTGTGCTACTTGTGACTGTGATTGTGGGTAAAGTATCTTTTGTGTAACCTAATCCACCTAAAGGAAATGATTGATTTGTATTATTATTGGCATAAACATATGTTGCACCGATAATTGAACCAGCCGTATTAACAGTCACATTGGCAAATGCTCCGGCACCTGTACCACCAGCAATTAATATTGTGTTTGCATTACCATATCCTTGGCCGCCATTTAATATTTGTATTGGTTGAAGTATACCAAGAAAACTTAGTGCATCAGTTCCGCCATCGGTTGCATACAAAGAACTTACATCAACAGCAGGCGCAGAAGAATACCCTCCACCTTGATTAATAACTTGTACTGAACCAACTGGCCCAACTTGTAAAGTTCTAAAAGTTAAAGTGTCACGCAAAGTAGAATTTGTGTTTGCGCTGACAGCAAATGATGTATATGTTTGAGCAAAAGTTGAATTTCCAATTACAACATTAGCTACAATACCTAATGTGTTACTTGTGATAAGTGTAACATTGGCTAATTTAGTATCATCTAATAAATTAATTTGAGCTATAGCACCAGAACCTCCACCACCAGAGAATGTGATGGCTGAATTTGGAAATATTCTGTACCCATGAGAAGGATCAGTTACGACTAAATCCTGAACAGATCCTGTTGTTGTTGTACCAACTTCTGCTGTTGCACCAATTGGGTTTGCCACATCAGGATTTAATCCACCAACAACAATAACTGGATCACCAGTTTCATAGAATAGTCCTCGATTTCTTGGATTAATTCTTATAGAAGATATAACACCTACAACTTTACCTCTAAGTATTGTGGCACCAGATGGTATACTTACACCTTGATTTTGAATGTATACTTCACTATCATAGAAATACACATCAAGGTTATTATTATCTACAACACGAACAAACTCACCAGATTCAAACAATCGTTGAATGTTTGAAATAAAAACTTCTGTTTTATCTCCTACTGCTGTAGCATAGTCTACTGTTGCATATGATTGTGAAGTTTCACCAAACAATCTTAGGTTATTAATTTGTAAAAAATTTAAATCAGTTGAGTTAATTCGTAATGATTTGGATACAATCCATTTACCATCAGAAGCCTTTAGGATAACATCTGATGTATCGAAAATTTCGGCCTGTGAATCA